ATTTTGATAAGCAACCGCCAATGCACGGATCCCAAGTAATGTCACCATGGGCAGCTAGAAGAAGAGTGTTCTCTGAACCTAATTCTAAAGGAGAACTGGTTGCTATTGGTCCTGGAAGAACTGTTCCTGATCTTGCTAAGCTGTATTATAATGCTAAGTACGTACAACCAATTAAGTATAATTTTCCATTTTTGTCTAGAGATTTTAAGGATAGAGATTACAACCCGGGTGTTGAGGATCCTTTCGTCTTTTCGTCATGGTTAAGTGTAGATCTATTTAAACGTCAGGCGATTGATCTTATTAATTTCCTCATGACGATGTGGCGTGAGCGCGGATGGCCAGTTAAGCATGATGATGATAGAAACATCGATCTGCCTGATGCTCAAGCCTCCATAGAACTCCTACTTAAATTGACCTCTAAAGAAAGAGAATTGATGATGTTCATTGTCTCTAATGTTGACATTCTTAAGAAAACTTGCGTTATCAGAGAAATTAATCCCGGGTGGTGGCTGGTATCATATGCGGGAAAAGATGCTGAGGATGCTATGCATTTCCGTCCATCGCTCATTGCTCACATCAAGGCCTTTGAGATATTAAAGAAGTCCCCTAAGTTTCGTAGAATAAGGGAAGAAACCTTCAATGATACGGGAGACCCCCTTGATACCAACGTAGGTTATCCTATGTATACAGCTCATGTTACTAGTGATCTTATACCCATTACGCGTTTACAGACAATCGCAATATATAAGGGGGCTTTTAAGAATGTTAAGACATGGACGGAGACTAAGACTGTAACTGATCAATTGTGCCCTATTGCTGCGCTAAAAGGATTCCCTTTCGCCGTCTCTAGTATTAGACGTTCACAATATGGTCGTAAATGGAGTCATATTTTCAATTTCACTGATTACGGAATGACTACTTCTTTCGATTATCTTGGCTCTAATACTACTAGAGTGGCCTTCGCAGTACCCTATTTATTTAACTTATTGACATCGCCAGCTCAAATAGTGCTTAAAAGCTTTAGAAAGATGTTGCCGGGATTATATCATGACGGTGAATCCAGAAAGAGACGTCTATATCAATTAAGATCTAAGAATCCCCTTATGTTAGAAGCGGACTATAGTAATTACGACAGATATATACCTGTGAATCTCTTATTAGCTCTTGTTTCAGGATGCTTCAGATACGTTAGAGATGGCGAATTATGGAATCAACTTTATAGGGCTTTACATTATGATTT